GGGGACACTTATATTCATAAATTGGCATTTTTTATGCTCCTCTTAGACTTTGGGCTAGGGCCTCTGCGCCCGTTAAATTCGATTCTACGCCGCCCTCTATGTTGGCTACATCTGCGGCTGAAGGAGAAGGAACAGCGCCTTCTGGGGCCATTGGAGCGGCTGGAATAGCCTCTAGGAAGGTCTTGGGCAACTCGTATGCTCTAATGATTTCTTCTTTTATTTTTTCTGGTGGTACGCCTAGACCTTGTAGTGTTGGTAGTAAACTTAAAAGATTTTGTTTTCTTATTGCATCTGATAGTGGAGTGCTTCCCTGGTCTAATGCATTTACACGGAACTTGCCTTCCAAATCTGCTGGTGTTATTACTTTGCCTTCGCCTTCAACGTTAAGCACAGCTTTATCACCATCTTCTGCAAGTAGAACCAATGTTCTTAAATAAACAATAATTATATTTTCCATTGAGTTATCACGTTCTCTTGCTAGTTTACCAATTTCAGAAGCAGAATACTGAGCCAATGCTGTGATTTCTGTTGCAGTAGCTTTTGTTGCTTCTCCTCTAGCAAATGGAGCAAGTGAAGATCCTCTATTAATATCTGACTCGATTGCGCCAAGATATCTATCAAAGTTAGATGATATTGGCTCAACACCAATTGGCATTATAATTCCTGACAAGGTATCAGAATCTACGCCTATCATAGCGCCATCAATACCAGCAGTAATTTTAGCTAAAGCCTCTTCATCAACCATACCTTCTCTGTAAAGGTACTGTCTGCTGTCTCTTCTAACTGCGTTTGCCCAGTATGTTCTTAAGATATTCTTTTCATAAAACTGGTCGTAAAGTCTTGCTAGTGAAGATAAACCTTCCATTGGTTTGGATGGCGACCTGCTGTAAAAGAGTGGAACAATTGGAGAAAGCGGCTGATCGTTATATGTTCTTACAGGAATTTCTGAACGAAGAATTAGACCGTCACCATTCTTGTAGGATGGTGACCAGTAGTAAACTTCGTTGTGTAGTAGGTCGTATAGCTCAACAATTTCTATGTAAAGATAATCATCTGGTAAATCGTTATAGTCTTGTTTTGTGTAGCTTACTGGACCACCACCTTCATCAAAGTAGTTTTCTTTTGGTACAGCAACAAACTTTTTTGCACCAAATTTTCTTTTTGCTTCTACCATGTTTAGGTAGTAAGTGTGTCCAATAAATCTTTGATCAGATACTGCTGTTGCATCTCTATCTAAGATTACTTCCCAACAAGGGATTGCTCTTATTGTTACTTTATCTAGCATTTCATCTGATTCAACTGGGCTTAGCTTAAGCGCAGAAAACTGGTAAATAAGTGCTAGTCTGCTGGCAATCTCTAGCTGCTCTCTCTGATTATAAAGAAATCTATTTGCTGCTGCTTGAGCTAGCTTTGGATCTCCACCAGTGGCAGCTATATCTGCACCGATAACAACAGATGGTGTCTTAGAAAAAAGAGAAGAAATATAGCTTTCTATAAAGCCATATGCATCTGCAGTCTCAACACGAATCATTGTCGTGTCATACATTTCTTCTTTCCAGAATTTAGACTCGTATGCATTTTTATATTTTTTTAATTCTCCGGCCTTCTGTTTCCAGTATTCTTTATTGTCGGTGTAAATAATTCTTATAAATTTCTGTATGTCGTCTGAATTTCTGGCCATATTTCCGCGTCCTCATATATATGAATTAGTCAAGTGATCAATAGCGTCTTTTTTGACCTATCGCAGCACCTGTATTTTGTATTGTTCTTGCTACTTGTTTTGCGTTAACCCAGTTTGGTAAAAATGGTTTTACTTTTAATGTAACAGATTTTAAACAAACATAAGATAAAGCCATTGCCAAAGCAGAGTCAGCATGTGAATCCATATTGTCTGGAATCTCTACAGAGCCTTTATCTGTTAGCTGCAGGGCTCTTAGCTCTTGATAAGTAATCATATCTATTGTTCTTATGTAACCATCATGGATTACTGATTTTAAATTTTCAAACATTTCAGTTTTTGATTTAGATGTAGTTAACCAGTCTTTGCTATCTTGCTGCCAAATATTGTAGTATCCAAGATGTCTCAATTCGTTTAAAACAACGTTACCAAAGTTGTTAGATTCTACCAGAACAAGTGCTTTATTATAATCTGTAGCAATTTCTTGTATGCGTTTAGCTAGCCCAGTTGGCACAATTAATTTGGATCTATAAATAGCAACACAATTATATGTTTTTTTACTAACAACATAAATTACAGAATAGTCTCTATTCACACCAGCAGCAACGTCAACGCCTATTGAATAAACGTCATCTTTATCTGGCCTACAAAAGACATTCCATTCTATTGGCTCTACAGGAACAATATCTAGCTCGCCAAAGTCTTCTTGCTTAAAATAAACATTTCCTGTCTGACTGTAGGCATCATCAATGTCTGCAGGAAATTCTCGTTTAAATTTATCTAGCCCAATTTTTGATATTTTTTCTCTACGCCAAGCTATTTGCGAAAGAGACAAATTAAACTTTTTTGCTAGTTCTTCTTCCCATTCTGTTATTTTAAATCCAGCATCAGGATCTATGCTATATTCTTTATGTAAAAACCAAGGAAAGAAAAGCGCATTCCATTTTGCTTCGCCTCTTAACCACTTTACCCATTCTTGGTGTAGAGCATCATTAAAATAATTTGCTGTGCTTTCTATTACAAGCTGTCCATTGTTTAGAGCATTTAGTGCTGTTGCTTTTAATTCTTCTGGATTTGGTGAGAATGCATACTCAGACATATGAAGATAAGAACATGTAAATGAACGGATACCACCTTCAGCACCGGCAGATACCGCTATTATTTTTGCGCCAGAGTCTTTAAACTTTAATTCTGTTGTGTTGCTTACTTCTAATTCTTTTTGTAGGAATTTTGGAAGGTTATCATAGAATATTTTGTGCATTGTTAACAAATGCTTAGAGCTTGCTAGCTTATGTGAAAGAATAGCAAATGTAGTTGGTTCTTTGCTAACATAAGTCTTCCAAAAGAAATAAGCAGCAACAATCGTGCTACTTCCTATTTGGCGACCTTTAAGGATCAAAGTCTCGCCGCCAGTTTCCAAAGCTTTTATTATTTCTATTTGTTCAGCATTTGGTACTAGCGCAATTAACTTGCCAGTTTTATCTATGATTTTTAGCCGTTTAATAAATTCAACAGGATTAGACAAAACCCTTTCTAATTCTGCTTTAGTTTTTGCCATCATCAATTCTCCATTGAACCATTCAAATATTCTTGAAGCATCTCATCTAAAGCTTCTTCTTCAGAATTACCGGATTCTTTCACTTCAACAACGGTTTTTGTAAATTTATCAACCATTTTGTTGACCTCTTCCAGCTTTGCTTCCCCGGCAACATATTGATTAATAGTATGCTGCAAAGCTAATTTTAAGCCAGTATTTCCGTTTGCGGTTCTGATCCACTTTCTTAATTTTACTATATAATTTACAGGTCTAGGCACACTTACTCCATGTAGTAATGGTACACTTTCGGTACATGCTACATAGTACTAGTAAAAGTAAAGTGTATTTTAGGATAATTTATTTTTTATTTCTATTATAGCTTTTTTTAGTTCTTGATGCATAAATTGTTTTGTTACTTTTCTTGATTGTCCCATCTGTTCTAAAGTCTTTCCTTCAAAGAAATATTCCAACAAAAGATTCTTATATTTTTCTGGCATGGATTCAATTGCCGCATGAATATTTGGATCGGGCTCTTCCTTAAATGTTCCGTCAATAATATCTATCATTTTAGATTCTGGGCTTTCGGCGTTACGATCCAGAATATAATTATCAATTCCTACAGAACAATATCTCCAGGCGTCTTGTGCTATCGAAATATTTGTTTTTCTTCTTGTTGGCATTTTCTCTCCTTTGTTGGTTTATTTATAGAACAGTAGAGCTAGGTCCGAGATGCGTCGCCCTACACACTATACTAAGGACCACAGCTCCAGAATAGTACACCCTATTTTGGAAAATTTTTTTTAAAATATTGTGCCAGCACATTACACCGCGGGTGATAATTCTGTTGATGGAAGTCCTCC